TGCTAGAAAGCTAATGTCATCAGGTAAATTAAATGGTATTCCTAGTAGAGGAAGATTAAATATGTTCTTTTATGACCCTAAATATAAGAAGACATTACCACTATATGATACATTTCCACTTGTACTACCATTGGAAACAATACCAGGTGGCTTTATGGGTTTGAACTTTCACTACATTAGACCCTTACAAAGATTGAGTTTATTACAAAATCTACAAAGATTTGCGACTGGTGGTATGAATAAGAATACTAGAATAGATGCTACCTATGATGGTATTAAAAATATAGGTATTGCTAAAAATACGATTAAAAAATATCTATATAGTCATGTTAGGTCAAGTTTTTTAAGAGTTGATTTTGATGAAGCAGCATTGGCAGTTTATTTACCAGTAGCACAATTTAAAAAAGGAAGACCATACTAATGGCAATATTAAGAGGCGGAAAACGAATTGGTGGATATGATATTAGAATAGGTTTACCTAGAGATAGGTCACTTGATAATGTCAACCAGGATCCAAGATTAAGACAGCAAGCTGGTGGTAATCCTGAAACTACAATGGGTAGATTTCAAGCTTATGTAAATGAGGCTGAAGGATTTGCTCGTAAGGCTAGATTTTATACAGAATTTTTTATGCCAAAAGGTTTAGATTTTGGTGGAGGTATTGGTGGTGAAGATACTGCAGTTGATGTAAAAGGAACAGGAGAAGGTATTGAATCTTTCAAACTTTCAGAAGAACTAAACGCTGTTCATACAGCAAACGGTAAAAGAGTTAGAGCATTTTGTTCAGAAATACAGATGCCCGAAAGAAATGTCACAACAAAATCTGTCAAGCATGGAAACTCTCCTGCAAGAAAGCATGTGATTGATTTTGACTCACCTGATATTACAGCAACATTTTATTTGGACAAGTTTTTAAGAGAGCGTAGTTATTTTGAACTATGGCAACAATCAGCATTTAGTTTAAAATCATTTAATCACAACTACTATGATAATTATGTATCTGATATGAATATATTTCAGTTAGGTCAATTTGCTAGTAGGCAAGAGCGTGATGACATAACATACGGAGTAAAATTATTTGACTGTTATCCTAAAGTTATAGGTGCAGTTGATTACTCATATTCAGACAATACAATACAAACTTTTCAAGTGACATTTACATATAGATATTGGGTTAATTACTTTATAGATAGAGCTGGTAATATAGAACTAGGAAGTTCAGAATTTGGATCACCAGAAGTAAAATCAGCAGGTGGAGTATTTGGTGGACTATTGGGTAGACTACCACCTGAATTAAGAAGAGCTGGGCGTGATGTTCTTAATAATTTAAGAAGAAGAGCGCCAATTGGTAGAATAACTGGAGGAAGAGTATTCCCACCATTTAAAATTCCACCATTAAACTTATAATAAAAGGAGAAATATAATATGGCATTACCAAAAGTTGAAACACCAACTTATGAATTGACATTACCATCAATAGATAAAAAAGTCAAGTACAGACCATTTTTAGTAAAAGAAGAAAAAATACTATTGATGGCTTTAGAATCACAAAAAGAAAGTGAAGTATATGATGCAACAAAACAAATTGTTGACTCATGTACTTTCAATGAATTAGCTGTAGAAGAATTACCTATGTTTGATTTAGAGTTTTTATTTCTAAACATAAGAGCTAAATCAGTAGGTGAAATATCAAAGTTTAAAGTGTTATGTCCAGACGACAAAAAAACATATGCTGATGTTGAATTAGATTTAACAAAAGTAGAAGTACAAGTTGATGACGAACACACAAACAAAATTATAGTTGACGAAAAAAGACAATTAGGAGTAGTGTTAAAATATCCAACGATGCAAGTATTAAAGTCAGGCACAAATATAGATAACGCAAATATGGACACAGTATTTAATATGCTGGCCACTTGTGTAGATTATATATTTGAGGGCGATAAGATTTATCCATCAAAAGATAGTACAAAAGAAGAAATAAAAGAATTTTTTGAAAGTTTATCACAAGAAAGTTTTGGTAAAGTTAAAAAGTTTTTTGACACAATGCCTAGAGTTAGACATGAATTTGATGTGACTAATCCTAAAACAAATGTGAAAAGTAAAGTCACATTAACTGGATTAAACGATTTTTTCGAATCGGCCTCGCCCATAATAGCCTAGAGGCCTATTTTGAAATTACATTTGCGTTATTACATCATCATAAATATTCATTGACTGAAATTGAGAATATGATGCCTTGGGAAAGGGACATATATGTTCAAATGGTCATACAGTTTATTAAAGACGAAAACGAGAGAAGAAAACGAGAGGCACAAAAGTAATGGAAGTAGATAAAGTAAAAAATGAAAATGTGAAGGTTGCAGAACCAAAACAAAAAATACAAGTAGATTTAGAGGTAGATACATCTATCAAAGACTTAGGTGTTAATCCATACTCAAAATTAATACACTTGGCGAGAGCTGTTGACGCTTGGAGAATATTTCCTAGAATGTTTTTAACAGTTTACATCATTTTATTATACAAATGCGTAATATGGTATATGAACTTACCTGCTCCAACAATGGAACAAAGTGGTTTAATTAGTATCGTAGTTGGTGCTGGTGCCGCATGGTTTGGTCTATACACAGGAAGTAGTAAGAGTAAAAAATAATGGCAATAAAAGAATCAGATATAAAAAAACTATTTAAAACTATTATGCAGGACACAATGAAAACTGTGTCTGCTGGTAGAAAGACTGTTATTGCTCCAACGCAAGTTAGAAACATTGCGAAAGAGATTATATCTGAGGCTGAAAGTGGTAGTATAGAAAAATTTGAAAGAGCTTTAAATAGAACAGAATCTATTATAAGAGAGTTAGGTGTAAATATTGGAGATTTTAATAAGGGTTTGGGTAAAAGAATAGAGGAATTACGAACTCAAAGAGATACATCTGCTAAAGAAGTAGAACAGCTAAGAGCAAGTAATATTGTTGCTGAAACAAAATCTATCAAAGAAGGTAGGGAATATAGAATAGAAACTAATATATTAACCAACCAAGAAATCAAACAACGAAAAGATTTATTAGAAGTCAACACACAAAGAGTTGATGACCTAGAAAAGAAAATTATAAAAAAACGAGAAAAAATACTTGAAGGTGATGAAGTCACACAAGATCAAAAAGAAAAAATATTAGCTGATGAAAAAAAACTTGCTGATTTTAGATTTAAATTAGAAAAAGAAGACCAAACACTTAATCCTTTAAAACAAGACGAGGGTGAAAGAGGACCTAATTCACAATTTTATGAAGAACTAAAAGCACCATTTGTTGCTGTGGGTGATGCATTTATGTCATTAAAAGATATAGGTATGGACGTTGTTGGAGTATTTAAATTTCTTACAAAAGGTGGATTTATGAAAGGTCTTAAATCTATGAAAAAAGGAATAATGAGCATAGGTAAATTCTTCATGTCAACTAAAGTATTAATAGGTCTTGCGATTGCTGGTGTAATAGCTGGAATAGTATATTTCAAAGACGAATTACTGGCTGTAGGTAAGTTTATTATTGGCGTACCTAATATGATTGCAGAGGGTATTAAAAAAGTATGGACTATGATTACTGATTTTTTCAAAAGTGCAATCAATAGTGTGATAACACTTATAAACAAGATACCTGGTGTCAACATAGGTTTACTTGAAACTTCTAAAATGAAAGAAGAAAAAGAAGAAGCAGCAAAACAAGAAAGAATTAGAAAAGGTGCAGCAGAATTTACTGATGCTGGTGAAGTAAATACAGAAAGTGGGTTTGTAGATAAAGGTGGATACCTGGAACCAATAAGACAAGATACTGGATTTAGCGATAACGCAGGTATGGGTAATGAACAATCTAATGTTGTTTATGACAAGCGTACCAAGTCAGCAATAATGATGAATAGACAAGTTGTTGGAGATCAATTAAGAGGAACAGGCGAAACTGGAACAGGTGATGCGTCAACTGCTAAAACTTTATTCCAAGAACAGAAACAAGCTAAGATGTATGATACTGGTGAAGTTCCACCTGTTATATTAAACAATCAAAATAAATCTACGGTTTCTACTAGTGGAACTAGTGTGACAGGATTTGTACAGAATAAAAATGTTGACGATACATTTACAAATCTAAACTATGTAATGCCTTAATATGAACCTAAATCTTTTTCAGTAATCAATTTAAATTCTGCGTCATTATCTTCACAATAAGATATTGCTGCTTCCCATTTCGCTCTATTCTTAATATATTCAAAACTATCACGCATAAATGATTTTGTTTTCTTTTTAGGTGTTTTTGGTGGTTTACATTGACGAGATGGTTTAATCTCAATGATGAGTTTCTTGCCTTTACTAGTCTTTACAATGAAATCAGGAAAGTATCTATGATATTTTTTGTCCAATGGACTATAATATCTTATTGCTAATTCTTCACTAGCCCAGTTAAGTATATCTGGATTGCGATCACAATATAGCATAAACTTCTTTTCTAGGTTAGACCTATACACTATATTGTTGTGATTACCCACATATTTTTTGGGGTTTATTGGTTGATAAATTCCTTTATATGATTTCTTCATGGTGTTATAAATATTACTAATATATAAGGATATTTAGTATGGCTTTTACAAGTAAAATTTCAAGTGTTTTAAAAGGGGCAATTAAGAACCAGGTTGCCAATTCAATAGGTAGTTTGGCTAACAATCTTATAAGTGGACAAAATCAAACAAATAAGATTGCGGCTAAGTTATTAAATAAATCACCTTTAGAAATAGACAATGGTAGTCCTATGGCTCACATGAAGGAGAATCCGTATCAATATGGTACGGTGTATTACCCTAATGAAACAGCAAATTTAGGGGAAGGACATTATATAATATTTGATGTTATAATGCATAATGCGTCAAAATTTAAATCTACAAGTTTTAATAATGGTAGAATATCAACTAACAAAGATACACTTGTTGGAGAAGTAAATAGCTCATCAAAAACTAATAATAGTGTTGCGGCAATCAAGGCAGGAATTGGTGCAGCAGAAAGAGTACAAGGTGTTAAATCAGGGTTAAATGAAAAGACACCAACACACACATATATTTCAGATAGTATTATCCTATACATGCCTGCAGCAGCTTTAAAGTTTAATTACGCAGCAACTTATGATACACCATCAACAGGTATTGCTGGTCTAATAGGACAAGGAATAGGTGACTTTAGAGATACAAAAGGATTTGTAGAGAAATTAAAATCAATGGGTAGTGTCGGTGGTGACGCTGTAAAACAAATTGGTAGAAAGGCACTATTTGGTG